GGCGAAGGCCCGTACGAAGTAACAACCAACCTATGGGTCATTACCCAATGGGAACGCAAATACAAGCGCCACGCGTCAGAGATGAGCCAAGGCATTGGCATTGAGGACATGGCCTTTTGGGCTTATGAAGCTTCAAAACTTGCTGGCGTAGTTGTTCCGGTTGTCTTTGATGACTTCATTAAGAAACTTGAATCAGTAGAGGTTGTGTCGGAGGAACCCGAAAACCCTATCCAAGCGGCACCTACCGACACGCCTTAGCAGGTGTTTTAGTTGCTACTGGTTGGTGGCCGCATACAGTAGAGTTTGACGTGCAAGACCTCTCGACAGTCATCAAACTTATTAACGAAAGTCGCAAGCAATGACAGTAGATGTGGGCATGGAATTTTCAGGCTTAAAAGATGCTCTGGCTGAACTCAACAAAATTGACAAGTCTTTGCGTCGCCAGATCACTAAAGACTTCAAGGCCATTGTCCAACCAATCGTTGCCGTTGCTGAATCGTCCCTGCCTACTGGCGCACCTTTGTCGGGTATGGCTAAACCGTGGAAAAGCAAATCTGGGTCAGACATTATGTCTTGGCAAGATGCCCGGGTGAAGAAAAACATCAAAGCATTTACTAGCAGCAAAAAGGTACGAGAAACCGTGAGCGGCACTAAACAAAACCTTGGGGTGTTTGGTGTTAAATGGGCTGGGCCTCAAGCCACAATCTTTGACATGGCTCGTAATGGCGTACTTGGCGACAACCTCACAGCCAAGTTTGGCGCACCTTCTCGCGTGATCTATAAAGCCTATGAATCAGCCAGCGCCGATGTTGAACGTCAAGTTGCAGAGCTGGTTAATCGAGTTATGGAATTAACAGGAAACCACGGGCGTATCTGATGAGTGTCGTACTAAACATCCTGTCTGAGTTTGATGGCTCAGGCATTGAAAAAGCCAAGAAACAATTTTCGCAACTTGAGACATCAGGGCAGAAAGCCCAGTTCTTATTAAAGAAAGCAGCGATACCGGCAACCGCCGCACTTGGCGCTATGGGTGCGGTTCTCTTTGACGCCGCTAAGGGCGCTATGGAAGATGAAAAAGCAGCAGCCATCCTTGCTCAAACTTTAAAAAACACCACGGGTGCTACCGATGCCCAAATCAAAGCCACCGAGAATTGGATATCCAAACAGGGTCGATTGACTGGAATTACCGATGACGAGTTGCGTCCTGTTTTGGGTCGTTTGACTTCCCAGACGCATGATGTTCGTAAGGCCCAAGAACTTGCCACTATCGCTATGGATGTTGCCACAGGCACAGGAAAAGACCTTGGGACGGTCACAGAGGCGTTAGCCAAGGCTGCAGGCGGTAACACTGCTGCACTCGCCAAATTGTCCCCAGAACTCAAAGAAATGAAAAAAAACGGGGCAAGCGAGCAGGAAATGATGGATGCCCTTTCTGGCACTTTTAAAGACCAAGCCGAAATCGCTGGCAACACCGCAGCTGGTGGAATGAAAAAATTATCTACCGCGGTAGGCGAAGCCAAAGAAGGAATCGGCTATGCCTTGCTTCCGATCATGGAAAAGATAATGCCAGTGCTTCAATCCTTTGCACAATGGGCACAAGACAACCCAGCCATCATCACGGCCGTTGCCGTTGGTGTCGGTGTTTTAGCAGCTGCAATTCTTCTTGTGAACGCAGCAATGGCTCTAAACCCTGTGACGTTAATAACCGCCGGCATTATCGCATTGGGCGTAGCCATCTTTGCCGCGTATAAACACTTTGACGGTTTCCACAAAATTGTGGACATTGTGTTTAAGGGTTTCACTTTGTATTGGGATGTTCTTGAACTTGAAATCAAAGCCATCTGGGGCGTGTTCAAGTGGCTATTTAACGGCATTGCTGATCTGTGGAATAACACCTTGGGCAAACTTGAAATAAGCATCCCAGACATTCCGGGTTTGCCAGGTCGAGGCAAGACCTTTGGTATTCCAAACATTCCTAAATTAGCCAATGGTGGAATTGTCAGTTCACCAACGCTTGCCTTAATAGGCGAGTCCGGGCCAGAGGCGGTGGTTCCACTCAGCGGTGGCATGGGTATGGGTGGAATGACAATCGTTGTTCAGGCTGGTCTTGTCTCAACACCTGATCAAATAGGGCAGGACATTATTCTTGCCATACAAAAGGCACAGCGACGCTCTGGGCAAGTTTTCGCTAATGCCACAGGTGTAGCCGCCTAATGGCTGCACCAACGCTGCAAGTTCTTGTCGGTTTCCAAACCACGGCAGGTTTTGGACAACCATTTCAGTTAAATGATTCTGTATACGGAATACTTAATACCTCAACACTTGGTGGTTTGGCATATGCAGACTTAACCAGTTTGGTTATGGCTGTCAATGTCACTCGAGGACGTTCACGCCAACTAGATCAATTCAATGCTGGTACAGCCACCATCACTTTTAACAATGCCAGCCGAATCCTTGACCCGTTAAACACTTCAAGTATTTACTACCCGTATGTTTTGCCTCGATGCCCAGTACAAATCTTGGCTAACGGAATACCCATTTATACGGGGGTAATAACGGATTGGAATCTTGACTACGACATTGCCAGCAACGGCGACAGAATGTATGCCCAATGCTCAGACAACTTTACAGTCTTTGCCAATACCACGCTGGTGGCTCACACAACCACTGCCGAATCCACCAGCGCTCGAATTAACAACGTCCTTGATTACACAGAAGTTGCCTATCAAGGCCCACGAAACATCGGCACAGGATCATCAACTCTCGGGGGCACAGCTGCATCTGCAAGTTTCAGCATTGCTGACGGCACCAACCTTTTGACATACTTGCAACTTGTAAACACCAGCGAACAAGGTTATTTGTTTATGGCCGCTGACGGCACCGTAACTTTTAAGGGGCGCTCAAGCGTTCTAAACCCTGTGGCTGGAGCCACGTTCAGTTATTCAGGGTCAATCCCATACCAAACTTTGCTTAACCAATATGGCGATGAATTGCTTTATAACTACATAGTGACCCAATCACCAGGCGCAGGCGGCCAACAGATTGCCAGCGATTCAACCAGTATTGCTCAATATCAATCACAAAGCCTTAACATTACAAACCTCATAAATAGCACCACAACGGAAGTTGCTGGAATTGGCACTTACCTTTTGGGCAAATACAAAAATCCTGTGTTGCGTTTTACCAATGTTTCCACGCAAATGGCAGCTCTTTCGACGACTAACCAAAACATTGCTCTAAGCCTTGACTTGACCAGCATTGCCACAGTGGTTAAAAACTTTGCAACGGGCACTCCATCCACAGAAACTCAAACCTTGATTGTTTCGGGAGTCAGTCATAACATCACCCCAGGCAGTCATATAGTTTCCTACACTTTTGAAAGCACAGATCAAAACCAATACCTCACGCTGGACGATGCAATTTTCGGACAGTTGGATTACAACCTTCTAAGTTTCTAAAGGAGACTCAACATGGCAATTACACCGAACACAACTTTTACAAGTGGTCAGATTTTGACGGCTCAACAGCAGAACAACTTGCCTTTTGGCGTTATGGGCTACGCCAGTCGAACCGCAGGTAATATTACTCTCACCACAACTCAAACAGATTTGACAGGGATGTCTATTACATTTACCGCAATTGCGGGACGTTTGTATAAATGCTCATGGATTGCAACGGGACAAAATACCTCCGGTGCTGTTTCTTGGGCGGCTATTTATTTAATGAATGGCGCTACTCAACTTGAGTGGAATATTTCAACATCGCAAAGTTTAAGTTATTGGACGTTGAGCGCCAGTTTTGTTGTATCTGGATTGTCTGCCGGCACACAAACATTGAAGTTGCAAGGAGCAAGCCAAGTTACAAGCAACACATTATTTGCCACAACGGGCGGGCTTCCATTGCAATTTGTTATTGAAGATATTGGTCACGAGTAATGCGTAAAAGCCTAATTCTATTGCTCTTTTTGGGGTCGCTCACAAGCTGTGCAGACCGCACACGCACAAACTGTGTACGCACCAAAAACAAAGCAGCAACAGCAACAGCATTAATGACAACACCGGGCACAGGACGATGCGGATGAAAATGAGACCACGACTTTCAGGCGACCAAATTAAAGCCCGACTAATCCTCATGGTAGGAAT